CCGAAGACACGAACGAAAGGAAGGAATCGCTCCTGCGTGTTGAAGGGGACGTGCCGTTGTCGGTCGGTTCAACTCCGGCCCCGCGCAAATGCCCTTGCAGATGGTGCGTAAGTCCGAGGAAGAAACTATATTGTCATTCACACTGCCCGGACTACATCGCATGGTGCGAACAGGAAGAAGAAAAGAAGAAATCTGAGAGGGCGCGTAAATTCTACACAACCTCAGAGACAGGGAAGAGATCAATCTGGAGAGCGATGAGGGGGAAGAAAAGGTGAACGACATGGTGATCGGGTGCGTGGCCGCAATTATCATTCTTTTTCTGTTGGCTATATCGCTGAAAGAAGACCAGAGGTGACGATTGATGGACAGGGAGAAGGTTATCAAGGGGTTGGAAACAATAAGATTCAACCTCCGACAAATGAATCATTTGTTTTTAGCTGATTTTTGCGATGATGCCCTTACCCTGCTGAAAGAGCAGGATAAGCGAATAAACATGAAGCAGAGAAGAATCGACCAACTTTGCAAACAATTAACCGATTTAAAGCATAGGTTTCATGAGAAGACGGAACTTGTCCGTTGCAAGGATTGCAAGCATAAGGAAGAATCCGTTTCGCCATCGTGGGAAGCATGGTGTAATAGATTGCATTGCGGTTGTGATTTGAACTGGTTCTGTGCTGACGGGGAGGCGAAATAATGAACGCGGGCCAGTTGGCGCTGATTCTGGTGATTGTCATTATTTTGTATATGGGGATGAAGGAGTGAGTAGCATGGGAGAGTATGGACCGGGCCTGACAGCAGGAAGAGCATTTAGTCTGGACAAAGAGCGGATCAAACACGCGCTCAAAGGGGAACTCTTGGCCGGGGAGACAGAGGAAGGGTTCTACTACAAACCTGCAAGCCGGGAGGAATGTGAGAAGTTTATCCTCGGCTCCTACGACAACGTTGTTTTTCATTGCCTCGAGGCATACGCGTTTGGCAGAATCTATGAACACTACCTCGAGAAGAACGGGATCAGGCTGAGTCTGTCTGAAATCCTGATAAGCAAGGCGATCGAGGACATGAAAGATCAGGATTATCAATACGAGGGCGAAGAGGATGGAGAATAAGAGAGGCGCGTCGTTCAATGAAATCCTGACAGTCGCTTTCGTCACCCTGAGGCTCACGGATAAGATCGACTGGTCGTGGCTCTGGGTGCTGTCGCCCCTGTGGATTCCCCTGCTGTTCAGGGTAACGATCGAGATTATCAAAGCGAACATTAAGAAGGGAGAATGAAATGGCTCAGTATTGTCGATACTGCGAACACGTCAGCACTGGGGCGTTCGCCTGCAAATGCCGGAAGACGGGAAAGTATATGCACCGGACCGACATGAAGCACACGAACAGGTGCAAACATTTTCAATTAAACCCAGTCGACGCGCTGAGGGAAAACGTGAAGGGATACAGGCCGACCGGGAAAAAGATTGTACAGTACGGCGGCCTTGGGAAACAGGTCACACTGAAAGAGATCATGGAGGAGTGATTTTCAATGTACGAGTGCTTCCATTGCGGGTGTCGATCAGTCATCTGGGACAGCGACTTCAGTCTCGATGAAATCGAGGGAGAGGGAGAAGGAATAGTTCATTTCTGCCACTGCGAGAATTGCGGTGCGGAAATCCAGTACATCATACGAATGGAGGAAGAAGAGAATGGCGAGTCACAAGGATGAAATGCGCTACGAAACCCAGAAGAACCAGAGAGAGGCCAGAGGAAAGTCTGTTCACCCCAGATCACTGGCGCGGTCTGTGGCCAAGTTTATCAATCGGCATGAGAGCCACAGGGAGAACGACATGAGTCTGTTCAAAGAGGTTGTTGCGAAACTCCCAAAGACCGGGAAATCCCGCATCTATCCGAAGGTGGCATACAAATGTCACAAAAATGTCACTTGACAGCCAATAATTACAAGGTGTATAGTATACTCAAGGAAACGTATCAAGAGACAACGATCCGCCGCAACAAACGGCGGATTTTCAATATGCGCTCGGGGGTGATCACATGAGCGAGGACAACAAGACGTTCTGCGGGAAAACGAAAGAGCAGATGAAATCCGTCCTGTACTTCATGTGCGACATCGAGGATGAAATCGAGATGGACGGGGACGAGGAAGATATGTTCGACGTCGCTATCCAGTGTGTAACAGCGATTATCAATCGCATGGACGACGCACACAACGACCTGTTCGACTGAGGATGAAATCCATGACTCCCCTCATGACGGCAGTAATCCTGTTCGCAGTGATCATCACACTCGCACTCATTGACGATTGGAGGAAACGCCGATGAAACTCACACGCGTGGAAGCAGAGATTATCATTGAAACAGCCTTCCCTGATATTACCCTCAAAGAGGCAAGGGAAGCGCTCAATAATCTGGACGAAGCAGGCGTCATCCGGGAGAGGGAGAAGCCTATCGGGTCACTCACTGTACCCGCTGACTCAATCAATATCCCGGATGAAATCCCTATGCCATGCAGGGCCTGTGCCGCTCATCCCTCAAACGGGGGATCGGGTATATGCCACTGTATACTTGGAGGAACAATTAACTGTAATACCGCTGTAGGATGAAATATTGTCAATGCCGGATGAAGGGAGGCGAGACGCGTGGCAAAGGAAGACTTGCTGAAGGGGAACCCAGACACCCAGTTTACAAGCGGTCAGGAAGCGGCCAGAATTGGAAGGAAGGGCGGCATAGCCTCCGGAGTCGCCCGTCGGAAGAAGTGTGCCTCCCGGAAATTCCTGAAAGAGGTCCTCGCACTGGTCGAGACGAATCACCCGGCGGCGGTCCAACGAATCCTGAAGGGAGCGGGTGTCGATCCGAACATTCCACTCACGATCGAAGAGGTCGGGGTGCTGTCGCTGATTGCGAAATTCAAAGCAGGCGACACCCGTGTGTTCGATCAGGTGCATGAGTATCTCGCTGAAGACCCGCATACACTGCTCGAAGAGAAGCGGATCAAAGCGCAACAGGCCGCTATTGAGTCCCTGAAGAACAGCGACGGTTTCATGCAGGCGATGGGCGGCGTTGTTGAGGAGGTGTTCGACGATGGCGGCGACACTCCCGACACGCTCGAGGACTCAGACTGAGGTTTTCCAATTCAAACCCTTCAGCAGGAAACAAAAGAAGGTCCTGACATGGTGGTTGCCAAACTCGCCCTACCATGAGTACGACGGGATCATAGCGGACGGCGCGATCCGATCAGGAAAGACGGTCTCGATGGAGACGTCTTTTTTGCTGTGGGCCATGAACACGTTCAGCGATCAGAACTTTGCCCTGTGTGGCAAGACGATCGGCTCCCTGAGGCGAAACGTGCTGAAGGATTTCAAGAAGATTGCGATCAGCAGGGGATACAACGTCGACGAAAAGCGCTCCGAAAAGCTGATTACGATATCCAAAGGCCCCGTAACCAACTATTTTTACTACTTTGGCGGTCGCGACGAGGCGTCTCAGGACCTGATACAGGGTATCACACTGGCCGGGGTGCTGTTTGACGAGGTCGCGCTGATGCCAGAGTCGTTTGTCAACCAAGCGACAGGCCGTTGCTCGGTTGAAGGCTCAAAATACTGGTTCAACTGCAACCCTGAGGGCCGTTTACACTGGTTCAAGGTCAACTGGATTAATAACTACCTCGAAAAGCGGCTCCTGTACCTGCATTTCACGATGGAGGACAACTTATCGCTCTCTGACGTGATTAAAGAGCGCTACAGGCGGATGTACGTCGGGGTCTTCTACAACCGCTTCATTCTGGGCCGTTGGTGCGCGGCTGAGGGCATTATTTACGACTGTTGGAACGAAAAGCGGAACAGTTTCGACGCCAACGTCAACAGGCCGTGGGAAAACGACCTGTATACGCACTACGTGGCGGTTGACTATGGCACGACGAACCCGACGGTATTCCTCGACGCCTACGACGACGGGGACACGTTCTGGGTGACTCGCGAATACTATCACGATCCCTCGGTCGAGCAAAAGCAGAAAACGACGTCCGAACACGCGGACGATCTGGACGCGTTCCTCGGAAACGAGCGCGACGCGGTCATCATAGTCGACCCTGCGGCTGAGGATTTCAAACTCGAACTCAGGAACCGGGGATACAGGGTCAAAAATGCCAATAACGACGTTCTCGAGGGGATCAGGACCACGGCGGCCATGATGCAGATGGGCGCCCTGAAGGTTGACAACTCCCTGAGGAAATTCAGGGCAGAACTCGAGACATACGTCTGGGATCAGAAAGCCAAAGAGCGCGGCGAAGAAAAGCCAGTGAAACAAAAGGATCACGCAATGGACGCTATGCGCTATCTGGTGAAGACACTTACCAACAGGTCGCGAATGGACAGGGTCGCGAGAAATAGAGAGGAGGCGGCGTGATGTCGAAGAAAAGACGCAGACGGATGCCCGCAAAGCAAGTAAATTCAACGGTTGTGGCACCCGAAAAAGCGCAGGACGGTTACATAAACTCTCTTGCGTACCTCGGTGAGGCGTCACCGCTTTCTCAGGCGAACGAATACGAGCGTCATTCCATCTCAAACGACTACAACCTGCTGACTGTTATGTACAGGGAAAACTGGTTGGCCGCCCGGATCATCGACACGCCCTGCGAGGACATGACGCGGTCGTGGTATTCGATCTCCAGTGAAATCGACCAGTCCCGGCTCGATGAACTGCAAAAACTCGAGGCAAAGCACTCTGTAAAGCAGGAAATAACCAATGCGATCCGGTGGGGCCGCCTGTACGGAGGCGCGGCGGCTGTCATGGTCATCAAAGGCCAAGAGGATATGTTAGACGAGCCTCTGGACTATGATATGCTACAACCCGGGTGCTTCCGGGGCCTTATCGTGATTGACAAGGTCCGGGGAATCTTCCCGAGCCTCGAACTCGAGGAAGACATGGACGATCCCGAGTTTGGGTATCCGCGTTGGTATCAGGTCACCCTGAATGAGGAATCCGGTGAAATCATCAGAATCCATCATTCCCGGCTGTTGCTGTTCCGGGGCCGCCAGTTGCCAATCGACGAGGAGATCAATCAGGACTACTGGGGCGCCAGTGAAATCGAACACGTTTACGAAGAACTGCAAAAGCGCAACAGTTCCTCCGCGAACATCGCGCAGTTAATCTTCCAAGCGAACGTCGCGACACTGGGAATCAGCGACTACGGCGAAGTTATGGGCATGGGAACGCAGGCCCAGAGACAGCAGGTGTACAACTACGTTTCTGAAATGAACCGCCTGCGGACGTCGTTCGGCATTGCTTTGATGAGCAATGAGGACAAATACGAGCAACACCCGTATTCCTTTGCCGGGGTGGCCGAGGTTTACGAAACCTTCATGATGGACATGGCCGGAGCGGCTGAAATCCCGGCCACAAAGTTATTCGGGCGGGCGCCTCAGGGCATGAACGCGACTGGCGAGTCCGACATGAAGAACTACTATGAAATGATCAACCAGTTGCAGGAGCGAATCCTGAAACCCGCGCTCGAAAAACTGCTCCCCGTGATGTGTATGAGCCTGTGGGGCGAGGTCCCGGAGGACATGGAGATCGTTTTCGAGCCTCTGGGAACGACGACACCCGCCGAACGGGCCGAAATCATGGGCCAGATCACGTCTCCGATCATCGAAGCGTATTCTGCGGGCCTGATTAGTCAACAGGTCGCCCTGAAGGAACTCCGCGAGGGCGGGAAACCGATCAACGCGTGGACCAATATCTCCGATGAAGATATCGAGAAGGCCGAAACCGAGCCGGATCAGGGCGAGGGCATGATGGACCCGATGGCCGCGATGATGGGCGGCGGGATGCCCGGAGGCGGGATGCCGGAGGGTGGAGAAGAAGAGGCCCAGAATCCCGACGAATTGCAGGCCAGACTGGACGCTCTGCCGCGTGAAGAGCAAGAGGTGGACATGGATAAGGTCCACGAGTTGAAAGGCCGTATTCAGGCCCTCAGAGAGCCGAAAATGGACATGGGAAAGGTCCATGAACTGAAAGAACGCGTCCACGCCCTCCGCGAACCCGAAGAAGACGGCATGGAGGAGTTTGGAGACGGCGGCGACGTTCAGGTCGGCCTCGAGTACGGCGACGATCCTCAGGTCGAAACCGACGAGGAGAGGATCAGCAGGCTGAAAGAGCGGATCGAGAAGATCAGGAACGCTCAGGAGCCTGAAAACGTCTCCAAGATCAGGGAACTCAGGGACCGGATCAGGAAAATGCGAGAGGTCGAAGATGGCGGCCCCGGGAGCGGTCCGAGGCCCGGATACCATAAAAATGGCGTCCATACCGAGAAAAAAGCGGGTCTTATTCAGCGGGCGAAATTCCTGCTGAATCAGGCCAGAGGGTCAAATCAGGGCGAAATGGCCCCAAGGACAGCAAAATCGGTTGCCAAAGCGAATCGGGAGCGTTCCGACTGGAACGACCTGAGCCTGAAACAGAAAGTTCAGGGCAATGTGGCCCAGAATCGGCATATCCGGAAGGTTAAGGCCGAGGTTGCCAAGGCCGCCGCTCAGGGCGATCTCGAGAAAGCGCGGAAGATTGTGAAATCGAACGCGCACTACTGGAACGGCGATCCGAACAATAAAATCCAGTCTGAGGCCCTGAAGCGCCAGAAAGCGGTAAAACCCGGTTTCTTCAGCAGGTTCGTAAGAGGCCAAGAGGACGGCGGCGAAGGATCGGGCAATTTTGGCCATGCAGGCCGCCCGGGCAAAAGAGGCGGATCGGCGCCCGGTAGCGGCGCTTCTTCCTCTGGGGCGTCAAATAAAGCATACCATGATGATCTCAGAGGCAAGGCCATAAAAAAGTTCGGATATACAGATAATCGAGGCAGAGCCGGGTACCTTCTCCCGGACGGGAAAATGCTCGATTTCGGAAGGACCGGGTTTGGAGGCCATGATCACCGGGACATAGACAAAATCTATGGAGGGTCGAAAAAAGGCACCGAGGCGATGCTCGACTTTATGTCCGGGGGAAATATCCGAATGATTGCTGAGGCGCCCGGGTTCAGCATTACGAACGGAGTTCCCATCACACCAGAACAGGCGAAAGTGCTGTGCGAGTTCATCGACGCGGCAGAGTGGGATTCCAATCGGTTCTATGTGGACATCTTCAACCCGGACGGAACCGTAGCGGAATCAAAGACATACCAACTGTCGAGATACTATCCCGAAGACATCATCAAAGATATTAACAACAGCATGGTCGCAAAAGCATCAGCGCCTGTTGACAACGGGCCGCCTGCGGACTATAATGGAATGGCCACGAAAGGTTGGAAGCGCCTGAACGCAAAGATGCAGGTCGGAGGGCCGAAGGCCGCGAGGAAGTACATCGAACGGTATATGAGGAAGCACCCGGATGTCGCCCGCGAAGCGACAAAATACATGGGGATCAGGCAGAGGGTTGAGAACTTCCTGAAGGATCACCCGAACGCGGAAAACTTCAATACCTACGATGCCGAGACGGGCGAACTGAAGAAGATTGACCACGGGTTCTGCGTGACGTTCCACCAGAACAACACGGCGGACGATCCTCTTGGCGGGTACACAGACGAGGACTACGCGAACCTGTGCGCTATCGCGATGCACGAACTCGGCGCCAGTGCGGTCAACATCGGCTACTACGGGAACCCTGAGGTCAGTTTTGAATGTGAAGACGAAGGGGCCGCCAAGCGGTTCGCTGTCGAACACAATCAGCAGTCGATCTACAACGCTTCCACCGGACGGACGCTGAAAAACAAACAGTATCGGGAGGACCTGAACCCGATCAGATTGTGAGGAGGGAGAACATGATTGACGAAAACGCTGTAAAACAGAACCTTGTTGAGTGGTTGGAGAATCCGACGTGGAAACACTACTACGAGGGCGCTCCAACCGAGGCCCTGAAGGCGTATATCGCCTTGGACTTCTACGCAAGCGAAACAGAGTCCGAGGAAGCCTTTGACAGGCTCGACGGTATGCTGAAGAAACTCAACCATGAGGAAGTCCAGTACCTTTACGATCGGGCGATCGGCCCGGAAAAAGCGAAATTCGCAAAAATACTTTCCAACGTGTAAGCCAGACTCCGGTCTGGCTTTTGTAATGGGGGTGATTGCTTGAGACTGAAAACAATGATGATCCGGGAGTTTGCCAGAAAAGGGAACCTCCGCGATGCCGAGTCTGTAGCGGCGATCCTGCTTGGACTGGACGCGACTGTCCAAGAGGCGACTGGTCAGGCATACGATCCCGCAAACGATCCGGAGTTTGAAAGCAAGCACCCGAGAGGCCAAGGCGGTAAGTTCACAAGCGGAGGAGGCGTCACTTCACAGAAAGCGGCGCCTTCTTTTTCCGGGAAAGTCACCACGGGAACCGGAGGCGGCAGTTCTTTTAAGAACATTGCCGCCCATGTCGCCAGTGTTATTTCCGGACTTGAGAAGTTGGGAAGGCCGATCACAACAAAGGAATACAACACAGCGAAGTCTTATATAGACAAACTGAGGAGCAGTCAGGGAAATTATACGTCCCCGAAGACGCCTGATTACGGCGGGTCAAAACAGGCTCAGGCCGCAAGCATTGCGAAAAAGCAAGAGCAGAACAAGTCCGGTATTAACGCGCCCGCGATCACAGAAAAAGGAAAGAATTGGAACGTCAGCCACGGGTTCCCGGCGAATAAGCGGATTGTCCGCAAAAAGATGCCTGACGGTTCCACACACCTCATCGACCCGGATTCCGGTCATGACTACGGTCTGGCCGGGGGAACATAACAAGAAACATCATCCCGTATTTTTGATATAAACAGACCAAAGTCTGTTTTTATTAAACTGCCCCGGTCGGAACCTTGCGTTCTCCTCCGGCGCGAGGCGAAGATGCGTCAGCGGGGAGACCGAGGTCCGGTCAGCCTTGGTCAGGTCGGTTCGCCAGTTTCCGGCGTTTGCGGTGCGATGCTATCCACAGTTTCTTCATACAGGAATTACCTCCTTCCTTGATACTGCGCTTTTTCGCTTAAATGTCAGGCTTGGCAACCTGACAGCCGCTATTCCTTGGAGGTGAGAAGATGCCGCCTGTACCGAAGTCCGAAGAGCGGAAAATGTTCAACAGCCTGAAAAGACTGTTCATGGGCATGATCAATGACGTCCGGAATGGATACATCCAGAAAGCAGACATTCAGGACAATGCCCGGAAGTTCCTCGAGTCGGAGGAAGTCGACGCCTACCTGAGGCACCTGATGACCAGAATGACCGCGAGGTTCAGGATAGACTCAGCAAAGGAACTGAAAAAGAGATCAACTACAGCAGGCACGAACAGTCGCCTGCTTTTTGAGTTGATGAAACACGAGATGGAGGGTCCGGTAGGACGTCGTATTTACGAGATCATAGCGGACAATGTCCAGTACATCAAGACGATCCCGCAGGAATGGGCGAATTACGTTGTCCATTATACCCAGAGGGAAGCGCTGAAGGGAAAGCGCCCTGCGGAGATCGAGGCCGAACTCAGGAAGATTCTTCCTGAACACATGACGAAAAACCTGAAATGCATCGCCAGAACCGAGTGCGCGAAGGCCAACGCGGCGATCTGCCAAGCGCGGGCCGAGGCGGTCGGGATCAAGTGTTATTTCTGGCGCTGTGTGAAGGACAACCGGGTCCGTGACTCGCACTGGGATATGGACGGAATCCTCGTTTTCTACGACGATCCCCCGTCCCCCGAGGCGCTGTTCCCGTACACAAGGAACAAGAGGGGCGATCCCGTAAAGGCATACGGCCCGTACCACGCCGGGAACACGTTCAACTGCCGTTGTTGGCAGGAGGTTGTTGTAGACATGAGGTTCCTGCCTGACAGGTTCAGGTTTTACCGGGCAGGTCAGGTCCAGTGGATAACGAAGCGGGATTTTATCAGTCGATTCAGTTGAGGTGATGCACATGGGTCCGAAAGCCAGAACAGTGAAGTTCTACAGCACTGTCAGCGACAGGTCTGAGGTTGTTCACCTCATTTCGCGCCTTTTTGGCGGCGATGGCGGCCCCGGCTCCGGAAACCACGGCCATAAAGGCCGCCCCGGTCAGGTTGGCGGTTCGGCGCCCGCAGACGGAGCGGAAACGGCTGTTTCAAAAGCACCCTCCGGCGTTGTTCATATCAAGATTGATCCAAAGAATCAGAAAATGGTCAGCGCCCCGCTTAAAAATGGACCGAAGTCTGTTTCTTCGATCAAGAGAGAGTATAACGACCTGAACAATGAGTACGTCGAACTAAACAAAAAACTCGCTGTCGCTATGCCGATAGACGAGAGGAACAAACTCGAGGTTCGACTGGGTGGACTTGTCAGGGAGATTCGCGCAATGCGCGAGGATTTGGCCAACGCAGGAGAGAAAGTCGGGAATATCGGAGAAGTAACCCAGACCGCAAAAGAGAAGTCCGACATCGAGAAATGCGAAGCGGATATTGATGCCAAGTTCAAAGAGTTCGACGAGGCCGAGAAGCGCGGCAACAAACTCCTCGACGAGTGGATAATACAGAACGTCGAGCGTATGCACGAAAAAGACCCAAAGAAGAAGTCTGCACTTGCACACAAGGTCGCAGAACTGGCTCAGGAAGTCGCGAAGGCAAGCGAAGACAAGGAACGAGCCAGAAAAGAACTCCGCGATCTGGAAAAGAAGCGCGACAAATTGCGCGAAGAAGCAGAGCGCAGGCAGGAAGCAAAGAACCTTCCGGAAGACCCGAAGACCTCAGAGGAGTTCGAGAGGCTCGTCGAATTTAAGGGGAAGGAGTACGTTGCCGCCAGAAATGAGGCAATCGATCTCTATGACGAGTGGTGGAGCCTTGTCAATAAAAAGCAAAACACAGACCCCTCCGATCCTCAGTGGAACGAACTCGAAAAACAGGCAATCGAGAAGAAGAAGCAGGAAAAAGCGGCCTCTGAGCGAAGGGATAACATCACGAAAGAGATCAACGAACTCAAATATAACTGGAGAAAACTGGACCGCGAAAAAGAAAGGGAAGAAAAGCGCAAAAATCCCGGAGAGTATACCGCCTTAAACAACGATATCGAGGACATTGTCGATAAACTGTCGAAATCCGACAGGAAGGTCAGGGACCTGAACAACGAGATCACCCGGATCAAAAACGAACTCGGAGGCAACATTCCTCAGGAGCGGCGGGACGAACTTGCGAAGAAACTCGCTCTCGCTCAGGACGAACTGAAGTCTGCTCGTACCCATCAGGATTACAATGAAGCAGATATGGACGTCGCTCTGGAAAATCTCAGGGGTTATGCCGCCAACAATTTCACCGGAGACGAAATAGGCGACCGCCTGCACGAAAAAGCGAACGAGGCAGATGGTTACTACAGGGATTACGAATACCTCAGCGACAAGATCGGGGATGTCAATAAAACGATCCAAGCGCTTCTTGTCGACGGAGAAGAGGAAGAGGCAGATCGACTCATTAAAGAAGAGTTGGAGCCGCTTGTAAAAGCGCAGGATGACGTAAATTGCAGGATAAACCAAATCGAGTCCGTAAAAGAGACCTTGAGGAGCGCATACAAGGACAGCCTGAAGAGAGAGGCCGAGGAAGAGGCCAAAAAGTACGGCGGAGAAGCGGAAATGTACCGCGTAAAGGCTCTTGAACACTTCGGGACGACAGATAATTACTACGAAAGCGGTTGGATTCTTCCCGACGGGCAGATGTTGGACTATTCGGACGGTATGCACGACGGAGAAAGACATCACGACCACAGGGAAATTGGCGAAGTGTTCCCAGAAGGGTCTTATTCCAGAGATGCCATGATCAGGTTCCGCAAACACGGAAATATCAGACTCTATCCTGAAGTTCCCGGAATCAACCTTCAGTTGGGGAACGATATGAGCGAGGATCAGGAACAGAGGATCAGGGACATCATAGACGAGATAAACAACGAAGGGAGAGAAATGTTTGTCGTCGATTTCTCCGATGAATATGGCCACATGAGACAATTCGGATATGCAATATCAGATGGCGATGCGTGGGGTGATCATGTACAGATTCACAACGGAGAAATCGACGCAGACGAAGTGATCCGGGATATCAGGGAGTTCATTGAGACTGGCGACAGTGACGAACTTGGCCCGGGTACATTCGGTGGAGACTCGCTTCCTCCTGCTCTCGCTAAAGACGGAGGACCCGGCTCTGGAAATTTTGGACACTCCGGGCGCCCCGGTAAAGTGGGCGGCTCAGGCCCCGGAGGAGGATCACAGTACAGGGTCCAGAGTACGAAAGGAAAGTACGAAGGAATCCAGAAGTCAAAGGCTTTCAAAAGCATTGCGAGGCAGGCGCGGTCAGCCAAAGACGTAAGGTCATTTGCTTTCGGACTGTCCAAAGAGCAGTACGACCAGTTCATTAAACAGTACCAATCTTTGGGAACAAAGGAAGACATCTGGTTGTATACCGAACGCGTATACAACCTAATGAGGAAACAAAAGCCTGATAAAGTTCCAAAAAACAAGACTGTCGAAGGAAAGGACATCTCGGCCTCATATAGTGGTTTTCGACCTGAGTACGAAAAATACAACGACCCCGTAACGGGCCAGTTGGTCGACGAAGAGATCGAAAACGTCATGTCGAAGCAGGGGTTCCTTGGGTATCCGAAGGTCGTTTCTCAGGAAGAGTTCGACAAGATCATAAAAGATCACCCCGAAATGCCGATCCTTTACAGGTCGTATACCGGGGCGACTCCTGAGCAGGCTCAGGACTTCGACGAAATGCTCGAAAAAGGAGAGTGGTACGTCGACTGTGCAAAAGGCGGCGCGGGACACGGGTATGGGATGTACTGCGCGGGCGTTTACCAGAAAGAACCGCTCTACAGATGGGATGACCCAAATATCTCCGAAGACGATCTGGAAAGATACTGCGTTTTTACAGACAAACTCGGAAAAGGATATACATCAAAAGAAAAAGTACAGGCAGACGAAGCGGGAGAACTCTATGTGGACACTCCGTACCTTATAATAAACAAGGACGGTACACGTTCCCTTCTTAGAATGGACAGAGACTCGCTTATGTGGGAAGACGTAAACACAGGCGCCGTGTACGGGGACAAAGAGGCAGACGATATAGTCTGGAACGCAAAGAGCATATACGAGTGTAAAGATCAGGACCTTGGCGTTTATGCCGACGCTTACACGAAAGAACGCGAAAGAGGCATACAGGGCGCCCTTGAAGAGATGGAACACTACAGGGCGCTCGGCATCCGGAGAATTGAGACGGAAGCGAAGCCTGAGGCTCCTGATGGAATGGGCAGAGCGGCCAGTGGAGTCGGTGAAGACCTGACATATTACTGGTACGATCCGTCAAAGGCGACATCGTTCACGGACAGCCTTCCAAAAGAAGGGGATGTCATCGTCATCCAGAGCAAGGTCAACGAGGATTTTAACAAACTGGACAAGAAACCATTCAAAGTCGAAATGGGTACTATGGACGGGAAACGCGGCCTGTTGCTCGTTCCGCTCGAGAAACTCGATTATCTGTCCACAGCGTTTCTGGATGACTATGCGAGTGATCCTGACATGGCGTGGGCAAAGATCGAAGGAGAGTGTGAAGAACCTAAAATTGACCCGACTCCCGTTACGAGAGTTATGACACTGGACCCAAGCGCAAAGATTATTACTTCTCGAGAGATCAAGAATTATAAGGCAAAAGGTCAGGAAATCAGAGACAGGTTCAAGGAACAACAGGCGCGTGAACTGAATGACTACCTGAGCAACCTATCTTTCGATGACGCTTGGTGTGAAAGCAACCTTTACTACCTCATGATGGGCGAAGGCATGGGCAATAAGACGGATGCACAAGTCAAAAAGATTGCCGACTACAAGAAGTCTCATCCTGAACGCATGGAGAAACTGGAAGAATATGTAAAAAAACAGACTGACGCAAAGATTGCAATGAAGCAGGAGGCCCAGAAGTACGACAATATCAGTTATCTGGATGACGGAATTGTCGCCGCGCTTCTTGGATACGACGCGATCAATGCCGAAGGTCACGGACAGTCAGATTCTTATACGATCGTTCTGAACCGCACAAAACTGATTCTCAGCGAACAAAGGGTAGATATGCGGGACAAAAAGGGGTGATAACATGAAGTTCAGCAGAAATCCAGTGTCGGGAACGATGGAAGCATACACTGACGATGGAATTTTTGTTGGCCATGTGGTCACTATGGGGGACCTGATTCCGAAGACGCACAGCGCAGACGACGGCGGCCCGGGAAGCGGGAACCACAATCACGCGGGAAGACCGGGAAAAGTCGGTGGTAGCGCTCCAAACAAAGGAGGACCGACAGGAGGCACTCAGCGCCTGAGTTCCGAGACAAACTCCAACCTCATAAAACTGGCAAAAGAAGCAAGATCGAGAAACGACTTTATTGATTCCATGTCGATGGCACAGTTCAGGGAACTGTACAAGCAAAAACCAGAGGGCGAGAACCAAGAAGACTTCATGACCAGAATGTACGAGGAGTATAAAGAGAAAGAACTTCCGGAAGGAATGGAACTAAAGAAGGACTGGACGGAAGGTCTCCCGGACTTGGACAAAGAATTTGTAAAATACAAGATCGAAAGATACGGTTCCGAGTCAAAACTGGTCAATAACTGTTATGATCCCGCTACAAAGTTGGAATTTCTTTCCATCATGGCCAAGACAAACGACTGGCCAGAAAAGAAAGAGTCTCGGAAGTTTGACAACCTGACTGACGAAGAGAAGGAAAACATGAATTTCCTGCTCGACAGGTTCCCTTCCGAAGCAGGAAACAGGGAAGACGAGATATACCAAGGCTGTTCGTCGGACATTCACAACTATTTCGCGGCCCTGAAGGCCAAAGAAATGGGACTGGAGAACATTGACGTTCCTGCCGCCCCGCTTGGGATTAAACTGGCGAAAGAACAGGACATTAACAAGATCATTCAGGAAAAGGACGGCGGATATATCCACACGAAAGCAGGAGACGCGAACAGGAAGAAGATTAAGGACTTCCTTTCTGAGGGCCATATGCTCGGGATGGACTATATTGGCCTCGATTCAAACAAAGCGGACGCATACAGGAAAGCGATTATTGACAGTGTCGAGAATTTTGATGATCGAATTGCTGAAATGGTTGCAAGTTCGATGGAAAGTGCGAACGTCGGGTGGTTCAACTCCAACGGTGTTTGCTGTTTTAACCCGACAACAGGACACATCAATATATACACCCGGAACGAATACGGAGTAGAGTATCCCCCGGAGAGAATGGCCCATGTTTTCTGGCATGAGTACGGACACTTCATGGACACAGGCGGGAAATCTTATAACGCGCTTGTCATAAAGGACCCGCTGAAAGCAAATGTCGGTTGCAGTGGTCCTTCACAACTGGTCAACGGAGAACTCTATTCCAACGCGGCGGCAAAGGACGTACAGAAACTGTTTGACGAAGCGGGAATTTCCGACAGGTACGAAGTCAGACCCGGAAAGCGCGGCGAGTACCCGGTTAAGGTATACAGAAAGTCTGATGGGAAACTGGTGTACATCACCAATGCCGATCCGGATTCCGACGATCTCCCTGTGATTACGAACGCGATTAACAACCTCCTGTTTAAGAAGGTCGGAAAGTCCGAGGAAGTAGAAAAGTACATGGAGAACCACGGGATGCCTCCTGCGACGGATAAAAAGAAGTATTTCAAGGAATACTACGACGAGTTTGCAGGAGATATCCTCACAGGCAACGAGGAAAAGTACCCCGGCGCCAAAGAAGACTACATGAAGGCCGAGGAAAAGCGGGACGAAGAGTTCGCCAAGTGGCTGAAGACGATCGGCGGATACGACGGATACGTGAAACTCGCTCAGGAGAAAGAGGAATTAGAGAAGCGGGAAGAGCAGAAGCGCAAAAAGTATGGCGCTGTAACTGACTGCCTTGATGAATCGGTGAAGGGTTTGTTCGGTATGTTGGTCCGGTGGGGAGGCCATGAAGCCAAATACTACCGGGGTGAACTTCATCCGAACGAAACCTCCGCGAACATCTTCTCAATTATGGCCGAGAACGACCCGGAAGTTGTTGCTTTCATGAAGAGCGTAATCCCAAACACTTCAGAACTGTTTATTAAGGCTTGGAGGGTTAGCGGTGAAAGAAAGTACCAGTAAGTACCCGGTCGATCCTTATTTCAAGAAAACACGGCCATACGCCGCAAGATACGCGGAAAAGTACGGTCTATGGACCATGATGTCCGAGGACTGGAACCTCGCGAACGTCAGCGGATACAAGTCTTCCGAAGAGGTGTACAGGGACTGCCTGCGGAAAGGCGTTACTTGGCAGGAACTTCTTAAATACGACCCCGACAAAAACAAGGGACTCGTCCTGTAAGAGAGGAGGCGATCTGAATGGGCAAAGGCTCTGTTATACGGAAACTCACGAATCACATTCCGAAGGAAAACGTTATTCAGGTCGCTTTCAGGCTCCTTGGGATTGACGGCGGCCCCGGATCAGGCAACTTCGGCCACAAGGGACGTCCCGGTCTTGTCGGCGGCTCAGGCCCCGGCGGCGGGAAACAGTATCGCGGAGGCCGCGCTGACATTGGGTATTTCAGCAGTAAAAAAGACTGGCTGAATGGCCTGAGCGGAGACAAGCAGGCCGAGGCAACAAGGCTTTTGAAGTCAGCAAAGAGCCAGATTCCTCCGACGTCAGATAAGACTCCCGAAGAATACATCATGCAGGAGTGGCCGATCGAGTGGCGCGAACACTTCCTGAAACTTGTCGGTGAAGCGAGGTCGTGGAAAGACAGGGGCGCCAATCTTCAGATGGAGAACCTTGACCCTATGGAATGGTCCTATTTGAACAGAATAGGCGAGTCACTCGACGATAGATATGCAGATCGAGGAGAAACCCTTTTTACTGACGAAGAATTACATAACAGCGACTTTGACGAAAAATACGGTCTCATGTCTGACGAGGAAAAGGAACTGTATCTGGACCTGAAGGCAAAGGCTTGTGGTCTTCCGACTTCCGGCAAAAAACCGGAAGACTACTCCAAGGTGTTCCGGATTGAGATCGGAGACTTGGACAAAGCGACTCCTCCAAGAACTTTGGAAGAGAACAGAGAGTGGATTAAGTTTCTCGACAGAGAGGAAAAAGAGAAACTCCAGAAATCTGTCGAGGAGCCGTTCGGGTTCGGTGACTACGAGTTCTCTTACGATCACAACATGAACGATCTCGAGACGAGAATGGTAGAAACAACCCTCGACAAGTGTGACGAGAACGAGGCCGAAGAATACATCAGCGCCCTGAACGAGTATCTGACAAAAAAGGACGAGTATGTAAACGGAGAATATTTCAAGCAACTCACAAATGTTTCCGACGGAGGAATAGATAACGGTATCGGTCGGGCGAACTACTGGGCGTCCCACGCGAACAAAGAAATCCTGAGGCTCATGGCTAGAGGAGATGACGCAAACCTCACCATAGAAAAAGACGGCGACATCCTCGAGACCAAACTCCTCATGGACAAAAGCATCCCTCAGGATGTGAGGGCCGCGTACTTGCTGAATAAAGCAATGGCGCTTGGAATGTCTCCGATCCTCGAGAGGAGAGGCACAGAGAGCGTCA